CGAGGTTCTTAATCTTGAGCTTGTCAGCCTTTCTCATATTATTCACCTGAGCCTGTGTGTACATACGATTGGTTGTACCTGGTTTGACCGCGTTAGGGCCAAATAAAGATCTTCCGTTAGACGCAGCCATTTTATTATGTGCATATATTTTAAATGTGGGTACTGATCTTAGCCGCACCCCTAGTTATATATGGTACCGCGTGTTGTGGTATTTATAGTGTACTTAAGTCGCGTCGTGATAGAGGTATATCACCGCGATGTTCTCAAACAGACTTAAGGATAGTAAACTAATCTAAAGTAGAAATGCCTCTAGGAGTTAAGAAACTCGCTTACGATGCTATTCTTCCAACTCGTGGTTCTGATGGTGCTGTTGGATACGATTTGTACAGCAATGTTGACATTGTTGTACCACATCAGGCAGGTAACGCACTCGTTGGTACTGGGATAGCTCTCCGTATTCCACCAGATTGTTATGGTCGCGTCGCTCCGCGTTCTGGTCTAGCTGCTAAGCACTGTATTCAGGTTGGAGCAGGTGTCATTGACCCTGACTATACCGGTGAAATCAAAGTCGTCTTATTCAATCATGGTGTAGAAGACTTTGAAATCAAGAAGGGTGATCGTATTGCGCAGCTCGTACTTGAGAGGTGTGAAACCCCTCTCATTAAGGAAATTGGTCTTCTTGAGGAGACTGAGAGGGGATCCGATGGTTTCGGATCAACGGGAAAATAAGTAAAATCCAGCTAAAATGAGTAAAAGTAGAATGATGAGAACGGCTAGGGTGTACATTGTGGTAGGGTTGGTTTCTGGGGGTTTCTGAGCCGCAGGAGCTGCCGATGGTGCGAGGACTGCGTTACCAAAACAGTCACCCACTGTGACAAACTCCTCCCTTTCCTCCTCTGTACAAGCTGTGGGGTTGGCACAAAGAGGGCAAGCTTCACCCTCTTTACATTTACAACATTGTTTGAGGCTATTCACTGGAAAAGTTACATTTCTTGCTGGGGCCATGTAGCCAGATGCACATACATCTTCACTTACAGCCTGACAACCTTCTGGGATAATCTCAATCCCTCTCATAGATCCATCATCTTGTTGAACTTTGGTGCTATCAAGTGCACAACTCATCTATATTTAGAGTACATTTTTATCACAGAACCAGAAGTCTTCTTTTGTGGGCATGAAGAGAATACCTTTCTGCATGGTCATAAACAACTTCGCGTGGTTGACGTTTGGGTAAGACCAAAGAAGCCACCGTTCCCAGTAATCAGCCCTAAAATAATCGTCCCAATCTTCCTGAGTACTCTCATCAACCATGAGCATACCTCTGTGGATTTCATATGGATCTGTCTCTATCCGCACTTTCTTGGGAATTATAGCCCCCTTTCTAAGAAGATGTGCTCTCATGAGACGAGCATTACCATGATCACTGTAAGTTGACACCCCTTTGGTACCAAAGTCAATGGATCGTTGGTTTGGAAGAGTTACTCTGTATTTATGGGTTACAGAGGGACTGGGCTGAAATACAACGTGCATTATATTTTAGAATAAGAGTAATATTAAGAGTCGTTATCGCGTGTAACAATTAAAGATTTAAAGTGCAATATACAAAATGGACTACATATACGAGATTGAATATAATCTTCCACGTGAAGTTTGTCAGAAGATAATAGATAAATTTGAGGCTGATGATAGAAAAGTTAAAGGTATAACTATGACTCAGATACTTAATCCAAATGCTCCAAATGAGGAAAAGAAAAGTACAGATTTATTTATAACTCACATGGAAGGGTGGTCTGAAATTGATAGTATTTTAAAAGACAAACTTACAGAAGGTCTAAAAGAATACGAAAACTACCTCAAAACATCTTATGAATATAACTCAATTCCGTTCAAAACAACCCTCGGAAGTGTATTTGGAGATATGATAGATAGAGGATACCAAATTCAGAGAACCAAGAAAAATGAGTTTTATACTTGGCACCATGATTCGGTCCAAGAGGATCGTAGAATTATAACATTTATATGGTATCTGAATACACTTGATCCAGAGGTTGATGGAGGAACGACTGATTTTGAATGTGGTAAATCCATAGCACCTAAACAAGGTAAATTAATTTTCTTTCCAGCCACATGGACATACGTACATAGGGGTAAACCGGTGATATCTGATAACGCGAAATATATTTGTACTGGGTGGATTCTTTCTAATAGCCGAACTATCCATACAAAGAATTAAAGAAGTGAAGTGTATATGAATTAACATGTCAGATCTCATTTATGAGATAAAAGATAATCTCCCAGGTGATTTATGTAAACAGATTATAGAAAGGTATGAAGAAGATGAAAATAAGTTTGTTGGTAAGATTTCAGACACAGTTGATACGTTAAAAAAAGATTCAATGGATTTATACATCACTGGTAGTAAATGGAAAGACATAGAGATTATACTTTACAATAAATTAAAGATTGGTCTAGACCAGTATTTTGAGTATATGTCTCAGTATACAGACTCGAATATAAATAAATTCTTTACGTATTATTCCCTATGTGATACAGGATATCAGATACAAAGGTATTCACCAGGTGGACACTTTGTGTGGCATAGTGATTTTAAAGATAATGGTGAGAGATTAATTGCATACATATGGTATTTAAATAACGTAGAAAAGGATGATGGTGGTTCTACAGAGTTTTATAACGGTAGAAAAATTCAACCCAGAGAAGGAACGTTAATTTTATTTCCAACTACATGGGTTCATTATCACCGTGGCTGTAAACTTTTAAAAGGATGTAAATATATAATCACTGGTTTTATAAACCGCGTACAATGTGATAAAGAATAGAAACTTGTCATACTTATGAAGAACTATGAATCCATTGATTCTGTTACTATACGAGTTGGTGATTCTGCTAAAGAGAATGACGAGCTTTCTATGTCGTGTAATCCAAAATACTGGTGGTTACATGTTTCCGGATGTCCAGGATCTCATGTCGTTATATGCCATGAAGGTGAAGTAGTTCCTAAAGAGACTAAGAGGGACGCAGCTGTTTTAGCTGTGCATCACAGTAAGGCTCCACCCCAAAAGATGACAAAAGTTGATTTTGTTAGAGTTGAACAGATTTCCAAATATGAAAATAGCCATCACGGGGAAGTTTTCATAGAAGGGAGTGTTACACAACTTACTGTATTTATGAATAAGGAGAAATCAAGACTTGATAGACTCTTAAAAATTAGATAAGAGAAGAATAGTGCCCAGCAATGTAATAGACTTGTTTAAAACCAAGTTCAGTTAATTTCTCTGCCGCAAATCTGGCCCGTTGTCCGGTGTTGCAGTAGACGAGTAACCCACTTTTGGGAAGTTCTGAGGTTGTTTTTTCATTAATCTTATTCACTGGAATGTGTAAAGCTCTGGGATAGTGACCGGCTCTGTATTCAACCGATGTACGAACGTCAATGACTTTCTTTATTTTGCCCTCTTTGATGAGTCTCTTGGCTTCTTCCGAAGATATGAGATTCTCACCAAAGAACGTATACGCTGTAAGAGCGGCGAGACCACCGACGATGACAAAGGGTATCATATACATAAAGACTACAAAATATTTAAGGTTAATGGACGATCATTTTATTCTTGAAATAGAAAATAACATACCCGAGGATATTTGTAAACAGATTATTGAACGATTTGAAAATGATCCAAACAAAGAACAGAGTAAAATAGGTGTAACTATTGACAATGAAGGTATTATTGACTTAAGTAGACGAAATAGTAAAGAGATTTGTATATCACCTAAACATAGATGGAATGATATAGATAAAATATTGAAAGATGCTATTGGAGAAGGTCTACGATTATATAGGAAAGAGATTGAAAAAAAGATACAAATGGTGGGCGAAGATCCAAATTTTTTAATGAAATATCTAATGCAAGATGTAACAGATCATGGTTATGTAGTACAACGGGTTGAAAAAGACTCTTGGTTTCGTTGGCATCATGATTCAACATATAATGATAACATGTTAACTGTTATTTGGTATCTTAATACAGTGGATATTTCAAATGGTGGTAGAACCGAGTTTATAAGTGGTCGTAAAGTTTTACCAAAAGTGGGAAAACTTTTAATTTTTCCATCAACATGGACTAATTTACATTGTGGAAGTTGGGTAAGAAATCAATATAAGTATATATGTACAACATCTATTTATGTAAAACGATTGAAAACAAAGTGATAATATTGATATAAAGATATGAAACCCTCATAAGACAGAATGAACAAGAAGACTGTTGATGTGTCCACTCGTCTCTCTCCTGATGAGTTTGCTAAGCGTTCAATGGCTGCCCGCGTAGAGGCGGCTAATAAAGCCATGCAGGGTGAGAAGGTCCGTTACAAGTCCCCCGGTGATCCCGATAGGTTCCTAAAGTTCTTGGAGCATCGTCTCACGATTTGGGAGGAACTCAAGGATAAGACTTTTCACGGAAAGAGAATGTATGAAAAGACAAATGAAATTATCAACTCACTTAAATAATATCAGATTAACGTAACGTATGTATAAGACTTCATATGACAAATCTGAATGTCAAACCGGTATAGTACATATAGGCTATGGTGCTTTCCATAGAGCCCATCAGGCCATGTACATTGATGATTATATGGAAAAGACTGGGGATCTCCGTTGGGGTATTGTTGCTGTCAATCTCAGGAACGAAGGTTTCAGAGAGATTGATAACTATGTCGTGAAGACACCTTCATCATATAGAATGGTACGTTCCCATCTTGATTACATAGACTGGACAAAGAATAGAACAATTGCTAAGCACCTCCTCACCCTTCCGAGTGTCCATCTGGTCACAATAACTGTAACAGAAAGCGGGTATGCACCTGGATCACCCCTATTTGAATACCTCGCATGTGGTCTCAGAAATAGAAAGACACCTATAACCGTGTTGTGCTGTGACAATATTCGTCAAAACGGTCGCGCCCTAGAGGCGCAGTTTTTGGCATATCTCTACCAAACAAACCAATATGAAATGGCAGATTGGGTGAGAGAGAATGTGAAGTTTCCCTCGTGTATGGTTGACAGGATCACCCCGCGTTCACACGACGCATTACGACACGAAGTTGAAGAACTTTTTCCGGGTTTTGGACAAACTGCTGTACAAACAGAGGAGTTTACACAATGGGTCATAGAAGACAATTTTGCTTCAGACTTTCCGGATTTGACCCAAGTTGGTGTAACTGTGACCCACGATTTAGAACCTTACGAGGAGACAAAGATTCGTATTCTCAACGGTGGTCACACGTCCCTAGCCTATATAGGTGTTCTGTCTGGTTATAAAACGTTTGATCAGGTCATGAACAACGATGCGCACCGCAAACACTTCAGACAACTTCAAAAAGAAGAGATTATTCCATCAATTGATATGGAGCTTCCTTTTGACATTGATGAGTATGTTGAAACAATTGAGGGAAGATTTTCAAATTCCACAAACGTTGACGATTTGGAAAGGATATGTATGGATGGTTTTACCAAATTCCATACATTTATAGTCCCATCACTCCGTGTATGTTTAGAACAGGGAAAACGACCCATCCACACATATAGAAGTATTGCGGCGTGGTACATCTATGCTAGGAAATTTGCCAAAGGGTGTAAGAAGATCAAGTATACCGAACCAAATTGGTTATTGCTTGAACCTCTCTTGCGCGATGGTGCTGTTGATGCCTTTGTTTCTAACGAGAGACTTTGGGGAGATATCCCTAAAACGTATATTACATTTTCTAGAGATCTAAAAGTTATATTAATGTCTCACACGTTTGAGAAGGAAATTGATTTGCTCGTGGATGAGTGATAGTTTACCTTCGCGATTGGGCGCGTAACATGGCCGCTCTCCTCTGTTGTTCCATTCTCCTCCTCTGTTGTTCCATTCTCCTCCGTTCCTGAGCACGTCGCCTAGCCGCTCTCCTCTGAGACGACGCACGTCGCCTAGCCGCTCTCCTTCTTGCCATCATCCTTTCCCTGGCACGCCTGTAATTTTCGACAATGACAGTATTTTTACTTAACATGAAAAGGGCAAGAGCTACAATTACAACAATCAAGAGTGTGACTTGATGTTTGTTCATTTTTACATATAATGAGATAAAGTTTTGAAAATACCTATAACAAGGATAATGTTTGCCATCAAACCATTATCCGTTATAAAACCCCATATATCACAATCTAAAAAAACAAATAAAAGATTCAAGATTTACTCAACAGCATACAACAATGTTGACCCTTATCGCGAGACTTCTCTACGGTACATGGGATATGCAAATGAATTAGGTGAAGCTTTTACTTCCTATCTACCAGATTGGGGTTTACCCGCGTCGTATTGTGTAGCGGCTTCATATGTTATGTTTGACACGATTGATAAAGGACAAAAAGCATATGAAGCTGCTGATGAGGGTGAGAAAATACAAGATGCCGCTAGGATTTCAGCTGAAACCCTAACCTGGCAATTACTTGCATCTGTTTTCTGGCCGGGTTCAATCATCCGTGTAATTGTGAACTTATCAGCTAACATGATAGTGAATAGACATATGGATGATAGTCATTTCTTCCATTTTTTACCAACCCTCGTTGGACTCGCAGCTATTCCTCTAATTGTAAAACCAATTGATACAACTGTAGATAAAATGATGGAAAGTTCTATTTCTAAGGTGATTCATGGCGAAATTAACACACCCGAAGACGCAAGTGCAGCATTTATGACTGCCATGGGGTCTTTTAGTGTTCCACCAATTATGTATCTTTTTGCAGCTTTCATTAAAAAACTAAAAACCTAATTTACTGTACAAAGTTTATTGTTAACCTTTCAGGTACTCCATGTTCTATGATGTGCTCTCTCAACTGCCCCATAGCTTCCTCGGCTGAGAGAGTCTCATCTTCGTTTTCGTTGTCCGTTCTAGACCACTCTTCATGCAATTCCTGAAGAAACTCGTTCAGACCTGGTTCTTGATCAATCCACTCTTGTGGTTGCCCGGGAGTGGTAGGTACGTATATGGGAGGTCCATCCCTTGCTGGATCATAATCTGTAATCCAAAGTGGTTGATTTTGATCAATGAGAAATCGGGGTGGTTTCACCCTTTCGCGTAACTCCTTAATGGTGTTACAAATATCTACATAGTCACCCTCTGGAATGCGCTCGGCATTCTTGTCAACTAAATCAATCAACTTGTGAAAGAGATCCATTTTGAATTGTTTTTTAAAAAAACTGGAGACGACTTAGGTTACATATCATTGAAATCCTGTCCAATCATATGTAATTTTGTTGATTCATTTTGTTTTGAATCTGTCTAGATCACGTTTTACATCTATAGCAACAATTATTGTTAGTATAGTATTCAGTGCAATACTAAACTTTGCAATTGGTGGAATCATACTAACTATATATATTAAATAGTTAAACTATTTGATGTGGTTGAATCACCCATAGTTCCTTTAAACCATGTGTTGAACGCGAGACTTATTCTAGTTCTTTTACATGTATTTGGTCTGTTTACGACTTCATGTTTAAGAGTAGAAGGAAACATAACCATATTCCCTTTTCTGATGGGGCAGTGCCAATATAACGACGCCCATTTACCAGTTTCGGGTGATTTTACTTTTAAATTTCCCAAGAAATTATTTGGATTCATGAAACTGATAGAGTCACCGTCATCCGAATCTACATAGAATACACCTGATATGAGACTATTTGGGTGATAATGTAAATGGTGATAGTCGTTGTTTTCTGTCCAATTTAGCCATGAGTTGGTAATATAGAGTTGGATATCCGAAGTTGGTTCAAAAACCTTTTTAAAAAAATCGTTAATCTGATTTGTAATATTCTGTTTTAGATGCTGTAGTTCTACTCTATCTAAAACAAATTGGTTTTGAGACGTTAAGTTTCCATGATTTTTGATTGTGTGTCTCTTTTCTGAATTTATTACTCTTAGTTCATCTTCATTTAACGTTTTATACAAATTAACTTCGGATACTGGTATAGGAAAAAAATCCTCTATAACCATTTTTAAATTAAACAAGTGTTTATGTTTTATATAAGTTTAGTTACCGAAAGCGACGCCGGCCATGCCATTCTTTATACGTAAAATGTTGAAATTCACGGCATACACACGATGAAGGGTGTTACCACCAGAAACGTTGTTCACGACGAGCTTAGCATTATCAATGCGGCTGAAGTTTAGGGTACCACTGGGCTGCGCTTTGCTCATAGAGAGACAGAAAGGCCAAGAGTAGGTTGGGAGATCATCCAAAACATCATCTGGGAGATCGGTGCAATGCATTTGAGGTACAACATTATGATGATAGACGTTGGAAGTATTCTCGTAGAGAGCGGTACCGTTAATGTAGAGGGAAGAAGTGCTGAAAGTGTACTCGTCATACCACTTCTGACCAGCGGCCGCACCCGAAACAAGGTGGAGAGATTTCACTGGATGGTTGAAGTAGCTGAGATCCATCTCGGTATCAGTGTTGGTAGCTGGCTGGTATTGGGTTTGAGTGAACAAGATCTCGTGTTCATTATCGGTGAAGTACTTGCGCTCTTCGGTATCAAGGTAAATGTAATTACCATAAATCTTTGGAGTACCTTGAGGGGTGTAACCATCCCTGCACTTGATTCGTAATTCCACCTCGTGAAATTGTAAAGCCACTAAAGGAAGAGCCTTGGTCCAGTCTTCACCAAAGAAGAATGGAATCATGAAATGATTCTGACCATGGTTCTCCTTGGCAACATTAGTGGTAACGGTACAGGAAGCCTTAGCGGAGTTGTCGCGGAGAAGTGGGTTGTAAGCACCCTGGATGAAGAGGGAGTCAAGTTCAGCAACCTTCTGTCCACCAATCCATAACTGGAAAGTGGTGGGATTGGAAGCATCCGCAGAGAAGAGACCGTCAGTGTTGGTGGCAACATTAGAGATGAGAGTGTCCTCAATCCAGAGATAGCTGAGAAGATCACCCTTGGAACGAACTGGTACGGTAATCTCATTAGACGCCCCGAAAGTACCGATGAAGTCCATTCTCTCAGGCTTCATCGCGAAGTTAGTGTGACGCTTATAATTTTGACGGAAAAAACTGACCTGAGGTTGGCCAGTGATGTACACATCCTGAGCACCTTTAGAAACAAGGTCAATCAAAGCAGCTGACATTTTTACTAATAAAGTATATTAAAATTTTC